GTGTCGCAGCGGGCGTTTGGGCCGCAGTCTGGACCGGCCCCCCGGTTTTTTGGTGCGCGTGTGCGCGTTGGGTGGTCATTTGTCTCCTCGTCGTGAGTTGCATGATCGGTGTGCGGCTTGGAGGGGACTGTCGGGGTCGCCGGGGGTGGTGTGGTCGGCTGTCCAGGGGTCGGTTGCGTCTGCCCCTTTGCCGCATAGGTGGCAGGTGATGGCGGTGGCGCGGATGTATGCGGCTTCTTGCCGGTATCTGCCTCGGTACAGCGTGGGTCGTTCGTGTATTTCGCAGTACACGGCGCGGGTGTGGAGCCGGCCGCAGTCGAGGCAGGGGATCGGGAAGCGTCTGGGTTTACTGGAGTCGCGGCTGCTCACGTCGCTCCGTGACGGGGATGCCGTCGCTGTCTTCCGGCTGGGTGTTGTCATCGAGGGCGGTGATCAGATCGTCAATGAATAGTCGTATAGACCCGCTGCTCGGGTTTCCGCTGATTCGCTCGGCGGTGGCGCGGATGTCGTCGATGTCTGGCATGTTGTGTCTCCTTTGCGGTTGGTTCGATGGTACGCCTGGATGGCGTCGAGGTCGTAGAGGACGGTGCGCCCTCGCTTCCCGGTGACAACGAGTTTACGTTGGAAGGTGAGTTGCCGTATCTGGTTGAGGCTGACGCCGAGGTGGTCGGCGGCTTCAATCGCGGTGACGTGCTCGGTCATGGTGTTCCTTCCTTGATTGTCCAGGTGGTGGGGATGGGTTGGCCGCAGGTGTGTGTCGCGAACGTGGGCCGTTGCGGGTGGCCGGCTGGGTAGTCGCGGATCCAGTGGTGGTCGCGGGGGACGAGCTGCTTGCGGGCGTAGAGGGAGAACGTTCGCCGGCAGTCGAGGAGTGCTTGGAGTTCGCCGGCCGGGTGGAGTTGTCGGGGGTCGAGCCAGGTGTCGAGTCCGGTGATCGCGATCCCAGCTAGGCAGTGTTGTCGGCAGGTTCGGCATGTTCGTATTCCAGCGTTGCGGGTGAGTCCAGCTTCGGAGAGGACGCCCTTGTCGATGAGCATGGAGCGGAGCCACGGATCACTCATGGGCGTGTGTATTCGGGCAGTGTGTATGTATGTATTCCCTAAAGGGAATACATACACATGGGTGTGTATTGAGAATACACATGGAATACACACCCCTATGCGTGGTCATTTGGTGGTGTCCACGACGTAGAGCGGGTGTCCGTTCTTGCTCTTCGACACCTCGAATAGTGACCCGTCCTCGACCATCTTCTTGACGGTTGCATAGGTCTTGTTGCGGTCGCCGCCTACTGCCTGGCATATCTGGTTGACGGATCTGGGGAGCTGGTCGTTGAGTATGTCGGCGATCTGGTTGGTCCTGCTGATGGCTTTGGTCTGTGACCTGTTCTGTCCGTTGAATGCGAGGTGTCCGGTGTCGGGGTCGTAGTCGAGTCCTTCTTCTGGGTGGTCGACGTCGCGGCCGTATGCGGACAGGAATCGTGGCTGCGTGGTGCTGAATGGGTCGTCTTCTGCTGGGTCGCTTCCGAGTCCTTTGGTGAGTGTCCAGATGGCGTCTGGTTCGTCGAGGAGCCTGCTGGCTCCGCGTGATCGCTGTCCTGCGTGCCCGGTGTGGTGGACGACGAGGTCGTCTGTGACGTCTGCTAGCCCGAGTGTCTCGCTCCACCAGGAGAAGAACAGGGCGACGTCGGTGTTGGAGTTCTCGTCGAGTCCGAGGGTGGCCAGGAGTGGGGCGAGGGGGTCGAGGATGACTGCTTCGGCTTGTTGGCTGCGGAGGAATGCTGCGAATCGTTGGCGGCCTTGCTGGGTTGCGAGGGTGAGGGCGGATGCCTTGCCTCGGAGGTTGACGACGCTGACCTGGTCGGTGTTGATGATGCCGGCGCGGCGCATCCAGTTGCGGATGATGCGTTCGCCGACTTCCATGTTGAGGTAGACGACCTGTCCGGTGACTTGCTGGGTGGAGTGCTCGCCGAGGAATGCGCGGCCGTCGACGAGGGAGGGGAGGAGGTTGCCGACGATGGTGGTGGTCTTCCCTGATTTTGCTGCTGCTGCGAGAAGAATGCGTCCTTGCGATGGCCACAGTCCGGTGACGCGGTATTGCTCGGTTTCGTCTGGCTGAGTGAGGAACTCGGTGAGGTTGATGGCGTCGAGTGGGTGGGCTTCTCCGGCTTTGTGGGCGGCGAGGAGCAGTTTGGCGTCTTCGTTGATGCGGAGTTCAGCGAACCTGCGTTGGACGGCTGAGTCGTATGGGCTGGTGTCTTGTGTGTCGTCTGTTGGGGGTTCGATGGTGTCGGCGGCGTTGGGGTCTTCTTCGAGGTCGTTGATGGTGTGGCCGGCGTCGAGGTGATCGGATAGGTCTGATCCGCGTTGTCGTGGTGCTGGGCCGACGATGCGGGAGTATTCGGATGCGTAGGGCTTGATCGCGGCGAGTACCTGCTGGGCGTGGTGGAGTCCTGCGGGGTCGCGGTCGGCGATGATCTTGACGACGCGGCCGGTGAGCATTGACAGGTCGGGGAGTGGCCCGGCGGCTCCGCCTGCGCTGGAGAGGGCGAGGAGTCCGAGCTGGTGGGCGCGGTCGGCGTCCTTCTCCCCTTCGACCCAGAGGACTGGTTGACCTGGCCTGTCGGCTAGGTGTTCGCTGCCGTAGGGGAGGAGGTCTTCGATGGCGGTGTTGAGGAGTCCGACGATGTAGGTCGCTCCTTTGACGGTGCGCCATTGGAATCTCTTGTGGCCGCCGCCGAGGTCGTAGCGGATCTTGTGGAACGTGTTGCCGGCCGTGTCGTGGTACACGTATGTCGCGACCTCGATGCCGCCGCTGCTGCTCCCCGAGCTGCTTGATCGTGGCTTCGCTGGGATGAACTGCTGGCGGTCGCGGAGTCGTTGGGTTGATTCGCGGAACCAGACGTCTGAGGGCTTGCTGCTGCAGCTGCCGCCGAAGCAGTACATGAGTGCGGTGCCGTCGATGGCCTCGGCGAGGGTCGCGGATGGGTTGAGGTCTGGGTGCGCGGGGTGGGGGCATTGGATGACCCATTGGCGTCGGCCGCCTTTGGATGGCTTGCTCTTGACGTATCCGCCGAGGTTCGCGATCTGGGCGGCGATTTCGGCCGGCCCTTCATTCGTGAGTATCTCGGTGATCGTCGTCATGGCGCATTCTCTCTCTCCCGGTGTGTGTCCCAATATTTCGTGTTGTCTAGTGGTGGTATCCAGTACTAGACAGGTTGTGTCTAGTGCTGGATATCCACTGCTAGACAGTTTCTGTCTAGCCGTGTACGACGTTGCCTCGTTGCCTCATGCAATTTGCTGCCTATCGGTAGACACTTTGTGTCTACTGCTGGATATCCAGTACTAGACAGGTGCTGTCTACCGATAGACAGGCAGTGGGCGACGGCCTTCCCGACGTTGTCCGCCCGAGGAGTGCTATCCGCCTCCTCGAACCGTCGCCCACTGGATCAGAATGGTGCCGTCATGTTGGCGAGGGCGGCGACCACTGTCTCCGGCAGGCCCGACGCGGTTGCGACTTCCTGGGTGGAGAGTCCTGCGGCGAGGAGCTGCTTCGCCGTCTCCACCGGATTCGCGCCCGTGGCTGGTGCTGCGGGTGCGGCGGCCGGATCGACGTCGAGGACGGCTGCGACACCGCTCGGCCCGGCCGTGAGCGCGTACTCGAACACGCGGGGGGCTTTCGCGTTGCCGATGCCGGACACGTGCGTCGCGGTGAACCGCTGCCCGGTCTGCGGCTCGGTGACGCCGGCGGCCTTGCACGCGGCGACGAGGGCCTTCTTCTGCCCCGACCACAGGTTGATTGAGATCATGCGGGTGCCGTCGTCGTCCTGCTGCGCCTGGTCGCGGTAGTCGGTCGCCAACGTGACGACGACCTGCATCTTCGGGGTGCCGTCGTCCCACGTGTCGAGGTCGGTGGACTCGTACTTCCTTGACTGCCTCATGGTGACATCGGTGATGATGCCGGTGTATGTGGTGCCTGGGTGCTCCCACTTGAGGTAGGTGCCGCCGGATGCCAGTGCGTCTGCTATTGCGCTCATGTCATGCTCCGATCGCTTGTGTGAGTGTTGGTGTTTCCTGCTTGTCGGTGAAGTTTCCCGCGCAGGATCGGGAATCGTTGGAGCCGTTCTGCTGAAAGTAGGGGCAGAATCGGCAGTATGCGGGTGCGGTGTCGAGGAGCGGGATCGCGAGGTTCGCACCCAGTCCGGTGATGGCGTTGGAGATGCCCCGTACTCGTTCGAGGGCGGCTTTCGCCCGTGCGGGGTCGAATGGGGCGTGCCAGACGTGGCGGTCGGTGAACTCTGCGTCGCGGGTGAGGAAGATGACGCCGACGGTGCGGACGTCGAACCCTTGGGCGGCCCACCCTGCCCCGTACAGGTGGGCCTGCACTTCGTACTGGTCGCCGACGCCGTGGGGGCGGTACTGCTCCCGGATCTTGTTCCTGGTGGTGGTCTTCCAGTCCCAGACGGTTCCGGTCGCCGCGTCGAACAGGTCGCAGCTTCCCTCGACGTCGACTCCGTTGATGCTCATGCCGGGCTTGACGCGTTCCTCGACGTGCCACCGGGTCGCGGTGAAGTCTTCGTTTTTGAGGTTGCGGAGTTCGCCCCGGCCGATGATGTCGGCGAGGATGTTGTGGACGGCGGTCCCGACGAACGCCTTCCAGTTCACTGCGCCGACTCCGTTGACTGGTGAGGTGCCGGCGAGCTTGTAGCCGATGCGGCGGTCGCAGGGGTTGCCGATCTCCGACGGCCCGATCGAGGTCTGCAACGTGCGGGGCTGCTGGGCGATCGCCTGCTCAATGATGCCGAACAGTTCGGTCGCGAGGATGTCGGGGTCGATGTCGCAGGTCGCGTGGAGCCTGCTGGCCCCGATAGTGGTCATGGGTAGCCGGCACGCCCTGCAGAGAATCTGGACGGTCATAGGACGATCACTGACGGCTTGTTCTCGGTGCAGCAGAGGTCGTAGAGGGCGGGGGCGAGGATTGTCTTGGCCCGCTGCGGGTCGACCTGGAGTGTGGTGATCTGGGCGAGTACTTCCTTCGGGAGGTTCTCGGCAGCCAGTGCGGCGTCGAACCTGCGTGCTCCGGCCCGGACGGTGATGATCTCCTCGCCGTCGGGCGTGACACCCCGCTCGCCGATGTTGAGGTATGCCTCGATGACGCGCTTGCACTCGGCCTCGAGCGGGGCGAGGTTCTTCTTGATCTCGGCTATCTGCCGCAGCTCGATCGCCGCGTTTAGGTAATCGCCTGAAAGTTGCACGTGCTCACTCATTGTTGCTCCCGGTTGTTGTTTCCTGCGTGTCTCCGTAGCCGGCGGCTCGGAGAAGTTCGGTGAGCGTATCCAGTCGGATGATGACGGGCCATGACCCGATGACGGCCGGTCCTTGACCGTCCATTCTGAGGATCGCGAATGCCAGGTCGCCGAGTGCGGCCCGGTCGGCTTGCTGCCTCATCGCGGCGAGGGGGTCGAATCCGCGCCTCGCCTTGACCTCGATGTCGATGCCTAGCATCCCGGTGACGTCGCTGCCCATGCGGCCGGCACCGACTGGTTCGGCGTACGGCCAGCCGTTCACACTGAACCAGTCAGCGACGATCCGCTGGCTGGCGTAGCCGCGGTGCTTCCTCGCCTGGCTCATGCGACTCCTCGCAGTCGGTTGGGTCGGGCTGCCCGTCTCGCCGCTGACCGTGCGATCTGGCAGGAGCGGCAGGTCCGGCCAGTGCGGCCGAGCCGGTAGACGTTGTCGGCGGTGAGTTCGTGCCCTTGCGGGCATTGCTCGGCGCGCGGGCGCTGGTAAGACTCGGTCCTTCGGTCGATCGGCGGAGTCGGTGGTGTCTGCCCCTCGAACCACATCGCGTAGATGGCACGCCTAGCCTCGCGGACGTTGCGGGTCACGGTGTCGTAATGCTGCCCGAGCAGTGCCGCCGCGCCGGATAGGTCGCCTGCGACCGCGAGGGCGATGAGCGCCGTCGACATCCGGGACGGGAGGACGGCCATGACCTGGGCGAGGGCGAGATGGTCGACGAGTCGGCCCTCGAACTTGTTGTTCGCGGCGTCGAGTTCGTACCTGTCGAGCCAGAACGCCTGAAAGGATGGCGCGTTGCTGCGCCCGTGATGCCTGGACCAGTCGCGAGCCTCGTCGTCGATGGCTTCCTTCCCGATCTGGATCATGTCGCTGTAGCGCAGCCGCTGATCGTTGCTCGATGCAGCTTCGGCGATCGCGCCCCACGCGATCTCATAACGCTCAGCCATCGGGAGGACTTGCGACCAGCAGTGCAGCGCGGCGGCCTTTGATGCGCTGTCGATCTGCCCGACGGCGATCCGGCCGGTGTCGGCGTCGTTGAGGTTCATGCGTCCCACCTCATGCCGGCGAACTCGACTCCGCCGTCAGCGGTGACCGCGAGGACGGCAAGGATGTCGACGAGGTGCTTGAACTGTCCGGGCTTGCGTTGCGGGTCGTACATCATGACGTCGGCGTACTGGAACTGCCGACCTGCCCAGGTGGCGAGCGCGTCGCGTTCCCACTTTGGCATCGCCCGCACTTCCATGATGCGCAGCGGGACGGCGAGGGCGAGGGTGTCGAGCATGAGGTCGAAGCCAATGACGGTCATGGTGCGCAACTCACTGCGACAAGTAAGGCGAGGACGAGGATCGTGGTGATGATGAGGGCGGTGCGCATATGTGTCACGTCGGCCACTCAGGTCCGAGGGGTGGCGGTGCGTCACCGCGAACGGTGATCATGTCGGCAATCGTCTGCGCGTCAAATAGGTAACTGTCCCACTGCCACGGCTCCATTACCGTGACGGGATTCTCGACCGCGTGGCCGTCGGCCCATGCCAGGGCGAGGGCGATACGTCGAACGTCCTTCGTTCCCTTCACGTTGATCCTCCTGCTGGTAGGTTTGTGCTTGTCATCCTCCCGGTTGGCGCGGCCCGGCCCCGATCAGCCCCCGGCTCTCGGGGCTGAGTCGTCTCCGCCCTCCGTTTCGCCCTCGCTGCCTTAAGCCGTTCGTTGTGGCAGGTGCGGCAGACACGTGACGCGCTGGGCCGGTTCGCCCGCTTGTCGATGCGGGTGCTCGCCTCCGTCCACTCGTGCCCCCGGATGCAATGCGTCGCGGTGGACGGGTCGAGGGTCGCGGCCCGATCGGCGACCAGTGGGACGACTGCCCGCATCCTGTCGTACGCCAGGCATTCGAGGCAGTCGAGTTCGTGCATCACTGCCTCGCATCGTGGGCATCGGGTTTCGCTCACTGGAGTGCCGTCTGGAGGAGGGTCCGATGCCATTCGACATCGGGGTCCGGTGGCATGGTCGCGAGGATCGCCCGCGCCTGGTCTGCCTCGGACGATCCGGCTGCCCGTGCCTTCGCCATCCGCACTTCGCGACGGCTCGGGAACGGGTCCAGCCCGTCGAGGGCGAGCCGGGTGAGGGATTCGGTGAGGAGCCTGCGGATCTCCGTGATCCGTTTCGCGTGGGCGGCCCGCTCACGGTTGCTCATCCGCTGGATCTCGCCGGCCGTCGGAATGAGGATCGGCATCAGTTGTCCTCCCGTGGTGCGCTGCGGATCGCCTGGGCAGCGATGTCCTTGTCGTCGTCGGATATCAGGTCGTCGAGGTCGCTGTCGCTGATTCGATCGTGGAAAGCAGCGACGCACCGATCGGTCTGATCCTCGCGCACCCGAGCGTCGCAGGCCCGTAGCGCGTCGCATATGCACTCGGCCATGCAGTGCAGGCAGCGGCCGACGTAGTTCCCGCAGAAGCCAAAGGGGAACTCCTCGTCATCGCAGCATGGCTTGATGCGCGGGCACTCTGGTAGATGCTTAGTCATTGCTTCTCCTCCGTCAATACCTGCACGCTCCGGCGAACGCCCCTCTGCGCCCACAGCCATTGATCCACTGTCAATTCTGGAAACGCCGTAAGTGCCTCTTGCGTTTCTGCGCTTGACCAATTCGCCATGTCGTGATGCAGAGCCTCCAGTCTCAGCGATTCTGCTCTAATGATCCGATGCTCGCAGGCCCGAAGTTCGTCGCAGATACACCAAGCTGGAGGATCGCTCAGATGGGTTGCTGAGCATTCTGGTAGATGCTCAGTCATCGCTGATTTCCCTTGATCGCGGCGATGGTCTTCGCCCGGCTGATGGATTCAAGTTGCGCCACTCCAGAAAAGTAGGTGACGTCCCAAGTAAGCGCCTGCACCCGATTAACGGCAGCGTCGCGCTCATCCTCGCGCACTGTGGCAATCAGGTCACACAAATAGTTTTCGTTTGCCTCGCAATCAGCATTCGCGTAGCAACGTCGGTCATGGATCACGGCTGATCTCCTTCTCTTAGTGCGTCGATAGCGGTGATGGCCCGGTTAAGTTCGACCATGCTCTTTAGTTCCTTGAGATCGTCTGGTTTTTCCCACCACTCCTTCAGCAGCACCTCTATCGCTTCCCGTGCAGCGTCCAGCACCCGCTCCTCGCAGGCACGGAGCCGGTCGCAGATGCAGGGCGAGGCGACCTCGCAGCACAGGCAGCCGTCAGGGTGCTCCGCCTTGTCAATGCATGGGCACTCGGGTTCATGCTCAGTCATTGGGTTCCTTCCGTAATGCGTCGATAGCGAATAGAACGTCTTCGCGTCGGAACATAACTGGCCCTGCAACAACCGGACGAAGTCTTACTTTGTACACCGCTTCTTGTACAGCATCAAGAGCAGCGTCGTAGCCCCGCTGCTCACATTCGTCCATCTCGGCGGCACGCTCCCCCATGTCCTCGGAGGTCCACACGATCTGCGTGTTCCCGCCGTGGCCGTGGATCGCTTGCACAGACGCAATACCGTTGTCGTGGAACACGACTGACGTTGGGTTACCCCCGGCCCAGCGCAATGCCACGCATCCGTCAGGGAACTCCGCGCCGTAAGCCACTATCCCGGTGCCGCTGACGCCGGATACGTCAGTGATCCGTTGCAGCACGAAAGCGCGAGCGCCGCTGTCGGGTGCATGGAAAATCGCATCGACCAGTTGACTACTCCTGACCCGCTCCTCGCAGGCACGCAACTGATTGCAAACGCAAATCCATAGCCCCTTATCGAAGTCAGGAACTAGGCATTCCGGTAGATGCTCAGTCATGTCCATCGTCTTTCTGGCACTCCAACGGATGGAGGCAACGGTGGCCGTGTTTCGCTGCCCTTGCGTAGCAGGCGGATAGCGTGGATGGCCTCGTGCTTGTAGATGCGGGGGCCGAAGACCCACTTGCCGTTGATATCGGCGACCGCTTCCTGAGCAGCGGCCAGTGCGTCACTCCTGCCCTGCTCGTAAGCGACACGGCAGGCATCGAACGGATTGCCCTCAGTCATCGCTCCTCCTTCCATCCGAGATCCCTGCACACTCCGTAGTCGTAGAGTCCCTGCCGGTCCCATTTCCAGCACAGGTAGTCGACTCGCTTGGGGTGAATGCCGAGGGCGATGCCCGCATCCCGCGGCCACTCGTACGGCGCTCCATCGCCGAATGCGTTCCACAGTTCGATTTCGTCCTGGCGCTTCTCAGTCATTGACGATCACCTCCACCGTATGCACCCACGGCTTGCCCGCGGCATAGGCGGCGAGGCAGGCCCAGCCGCAGAAGTGTCCGTCGTCGACGATCATGACCCAGTTGTCGAGTCCGAGGCCGCGTGTCCACGTGTCGCAGCCGGGACCGTCGCAATGCCACGCCCTACTCACCGGACGCCCCCCGCAGCTGGTTGATGCTCCACATCGCCTCGCCGGCCGACGCCGCGAGGTCGAAGACCGCGGCCATCAACGACAGGGCGATCGAGCACATCGCCGCCTCATGCTCCTCAGTAGTCATCGAACCTGTCCCTCGTGTTGTCCTCATGCTCGGCGTCGCACTTCGGGCATGTCCACGTGGTGAGTTGATCGGTGACCATTGCGGTGACCCAGCCGTCGAAGTCGCACGGGTCGTCGTCGTCGTCGACCTCGGTGCATTCGGCCCGCATCTGCTCCTCATCAGCCTCGGGCGGGCTGGCGAGCCGCCAATCGTCATACCCCTTCATCGAGTCTCCTTCTGAGTAGGTGTTCGATCGTGGTGAGCATCCGCAGCCCTTGACCCCGGAACATCTTCCGGTGACGTGCGAGGGTCAACGAGTCGGCTGCTTCGCAGTGCCATGTCGTGTCCGGGCATCGGTGGTCATGGACGAGGTTCCTCGCGAGGATCACCTGCTGGCGATCGGATGCCTTGCAGATGGCGACGAGGACGATCGCATCGACCAGCGCCTGATCCGCGAACCCGCCGTCGAGGTGCCCCTGGTCGGCCCACTGCTCGACGTACAGCCGCCGGTACAGGATCGGGTCTATCCTCAGTTTCGCGAGGTTCATGACGCGACCTGACCGGCTAGGCGGAGGATCTGCTGGACGGCTGTCGTCGTCAGTCCGAGCCTCCATCCGATCTGCTGCGCCGTCCGGTAGCCCTGCTCCCTGGCCTCCTCGATGTCCTCAAGGGTGACGCCGTATCCGCCGCCGGCGATCCTGCCCCTGCGGACGTCCTCCGGCTGGTAGCGCGGGTCGTCGATGACGTCGTCGTCCCACGCGAGCGCCGGCAGCCAGCCTTTCGCCTTCGCGATCGACGCGCTGCGTGCGTTGCCGCCGGGCCTGTCCCAGAGCTGCTCGTAGAGGTCGCGGATGGCGTCCATCGTGCGGTAGCGGACGGTCGGGGTCTTCCCGCTGCCGATGTCCTGCACCGTCGCCGCGTGCTTGTGGCCGAGCCTGCCTGCGAGGTAGCGGGTGGAGTAGCCGTTGACGGCGAGGGCCTGCAGCCGCCGGCGGCTGCCGGTCGCGTCGACGTAGCCGTCGCGCCTGTTGTCGCGCTTCGGGTTGACGGCGAGGATCCGGGCCATCGTGGCGGGCCGGACGCGGCTGCGGGTCATGGAGTCGGCGAGAGCATTGCGGGACGTGTAGCCGGCGGTGAGGGCGATCGCCCGGAACGACATCCCGGACGCCATCAGCATCGCGACGTGATCCTTCAATGGCTGCGCGTCGACGAGCTTGACGATGCCGAGGTAATGGTCGCGTCGCCACGCCTTCGACGCCTTCGCTGCGGCTGCCCTGCATGGCTCGCACCGGCAGCCGTGCTTGGCGTAGGCAGTGAGGCTTCCGTGCTTCATGCTGCTCCTCCGATGTCCTCTAGGCACTGCTGCGCGGCGTCGAGCCACAGGATCGCCTTCGGGGCGGCCGCTACTTCGGCCGGTGTCCCGCCGTCCGCCCACGCGAGGACACGGGCGACGTCCTCGACGGTGATCACTTCGCGGCCCGCCTGGCGATCCACAGGTCGATCGTGTCGCGTCGCCAGAGCGGCTTGGAGTCGATGACGAGGTCGGGGTCCGGCATGGCCCCGTCTGCGCGGTGTGTCTTGATGGTCTCGACGGACAGGCCCATGAGGTCGGCGACGTCCCGCCGGCTGAGGAGCACGTTAACGTTTGCCATGTTCTCACCTTATCTAGGGGGCTCCCACGGTAGCGGGTGATCGTCGATCGTGTCCAGTAGGGGGGCGAAAAAAGATTTCCCGGAAAGTGTGTAAAGGGCTTGACAGTCACCCTGAGAGGGGGTCATAATGGAGACATGACAACAACGAAGCTCAGCATCACGAAGGTTCTCGACCGACAGGGCGAGGGATGCTGCCAGGAATGCGGCAGGACGAACGTTCGCTGGATTGCCGTTCTTTCCGATGGATCGACCGTTGGCAGCGAGTGCGCCAAGAAGATCACCGGGCAGGCATTCAGTCCCGCAAAGTACGCCCCGCTCGCTGGAGCAGTCGAAGTAGCGTCCGGCATTGACTGCGGCGCAACGTGGACGCTCTTCTCCAACGGCGCACGCGGGATTCTCGCACTGAACGGGATGCCGCAGGTTGTCGGCAGCCTCGCAAGCGTCACCGCCGAGTTCAATAACCGCACCAACTCGCGCTGATGGTCTTCGCCTCGGTTCGACTCCGAGGGGCGCACGCAAGGCAAATCCAACTACACAGAGGAGACACCATGATTCAGAATCTCATCACCGAGCTGGTCTGCATTGACTGCGGAGCGAACCTCATGCGCGACTTGGCCGAGGACGGCGCGCTGTTCGACACGGCACGAGGCAACGGCGGGACGACATCGAGCGGACTGACCGGCTTCGACTGCCCGACCCGCCTGGACTTCGGCCCGCACGTCATCGACCAGGACTAGCCCGGCCCGCGCTGACGGTCTTCGCCTCGGTTCGACTCCGAGGGGCGCACGCACCATCCCAACACAACAGAGGAGCAGCAATGAGCAAGAAGCAGAAGTCCAGCAAGACGGTCATCTTCGCGTTGACGATGCCGAAGACCGAGATCCCGTTCACGAGGCTCTCGACCCCGCTCAAGCGGTTCGGGAAGCTGCGGGAGGACTTCGAGGCGTTGGGCCTGCGGGTCGAGATCGTCGACTTCCGCAAGTAGCCCGCAGTGAGTCAGCCCCGGCCATCATGGTCGGGGCTTTCTCATTTGTTGAAGTCGACACCGCCCCAGATGCCATGCCTCTCGCGTCGTTTTCTCGCGACCCGCAGGCATTGCGTCTTCACCTGGCATTCGCCGCAGATGCGCACCGCCTGGGCGTGCTCGTATGAGGCCCGGTCGGTCGCGAACCAGAGATCAGGGTCTACGTCCCGGCAGGCGGCCCGCTCGACCCACGGGTCATCCACGGCCACGGCCGGCGAGGACGAGGAGCACGACACACGCCGATAATTCGATGATCATGACCCAGATCATGACCTCATGCTAGGTTGAAACGAGTTGACCCGGTGAGATTCCCGGTCTTTGCGCCCCTCGTGCGCCGTCCCTATCCCCCAGTGATCGGACAATCAATGTTAGAGAATCTGCTATTCGCAGCGTCAATGATCATCCCCAACGAACAACCAGCAGTAGCCTCGGCCCGCATCGTCTCGACTGCGGCCCGTATCCCCGCCGCGTGGGAGCCATTCCGCGACTGCGTCGTGAACCGCGAGTCGCACGGCAACCCTCGAGCGCAGAACCCCGTCAGTAGCGCCCAGGGGAAGTACCAGTTCCTCGACAACCAGTGGCGTCGCGGTGCCGGCTGGAACGTGTACTCGCGACTGCGTGACGCCGGGATGCCACGGCCGCAGGCCCGCAGGATCCTCGCCAGACTCCACTCGACACCGATCAAGCAGTGGCGCGAGGAGTACCAGGACGCGGCGTTCGCGTTCGTGATCCTCATCCCTCGGGGCTGGCGTCACTGGTCGGGCGGCCACGGCTGCGACAATCTCGTCCCCTAGACTGTAAAGGGCTTGACAGTCTGGAAGGTTCGCCCTCATAATTGAGACACAACAACAGCAACCGGGAGGCACCAAATGATCACCGAAATCCGCACCCGCACCATCGCAGCGAATGACGCCCGACTCGAGGGCCGGATCAGCCGCGAGCAGCACGCCGTCATCATCGCCGGCATCGACGCCGAACTGTCGGCCGCAGGGTTCACGTGGGGTGACCTCGCATGACGTACCGCGTCTATCACCTCACCCGCCTCGTCCATTCGGCTGCGAACCGTGACGAGGCCCTCACGTTCATCGAGGACCGTGTCCGCAACGGGCAGGACCGCGATGATTACGAGATCCTCGACCAGTCCGACCTGGTGACGTCGTGACGATGACGGAGGCCGAGTACCTCGTGGAGGCTGCGCATCAGCATCAGATTGCGCTGCGCGTCGTCGACCGGACCCGGGACAACCTGATCTCGGCGATGCGACGGAACTACTGGAACGGAATGAGCATCGTCGAGCTGGCGAAGACGAGCGGATTCTCGCGGCCGACGGTCATGAAGTACGTGCAGGACGCCACCACGGCGACCGTGGAGGCATAGCGCACTAATCTGGCACATTGATACGCCCCGCAGACTCCGAATCTCTGCGGGGCGTATTTGTCTCTGTGCTTAGCCGTCGAGTCGGAGGCTTCCGTACGGCGTCCACGTCGACCAGCCGAGGTACTTGACGCCCCACCGCGGGAACTCCCGCGAGCACGCGTCGATCATGCCGCGCCGGACGTAATCGTTGGAGAGGCAGCTCGACGACGTGCGCTTCCCAATCGCGATCGCGACGTGCCCGAACTGGCCGATGTCGTAATACAGGAGGCTGCCGCGTGGAGCGTCGGATGGTTTGCCGCCGACCGTCTTCTGCGCTGCGGGGATCTTGTTCCATGCGATGATCGCGGACCCGGCCCACGCCGGCACGCCGTACGCCTGCCGGCAATGGCTCTGGCAGAGCCCGGTCCAGTCCTGCGTCGGATCCTTGATCTGGTTGCGTGACCAGGTGATGACCTGGTTCACGTTCCGCTCAAGATACTTCTTCGCCATCCTCGCCAGCCTCCTCGATGTCGACGAACTCGCCGCCGTCCTCCGGCTCGACCGGAACCTGCTCCTCGAACATGACGCTCATGGCTTCTCCTTCAATAGTTGTGCCGTGCCCTTGTCTCCGATGCCGGTGGCGACGATCGCCGTCAACAGCGACATGATGCCGGCACCCGCAGCGACGGACAGCATCTGCGCCCAGTCGAGGCCGACGATCCCGAGCGCATCGGTCCCCATCAGTGCGAGGAGTGCCTGCGCCATCGTGCGGACGCACCGCTCCGCTGCGTCCTCCCAGAACTTCCTAGTCCTCATGACTGTCCCTTCGTGAGGTGGTCGCGTACGTGCTCATCCAGCCGTGCATGAACTTTCCCGACAGAGTTAATGATGCGCTCATTGGACTCTTCGGCGCGGTTGCGCAGTTCCTTCACGTCGGTACGCATCTCCTGCGCATCCTTCTCCAGCCTGTTGACGGCATCCCTGAGACTGCTTCCGCCGTTCGGGGTGAACTGCTTCGACATGGAGATCTGAGCGCTAATGATCCACGACAGCCCCGCGAGGAGTGCCACGGCCAGCCCGACGAAGGCGAGCGGATCAGTCGTCATATTCGGTGTCCTCTGCCCAGTCGGACACGACATCATCCGGCAACCGCAGGAACATCATGGCGCTTCGGGTGCAGCCGGAGGAACGAAGACATCGGCCACGGGATCGTAGGAGTATCCCAGCCCCGCGAAGCAGCCCCTGAACGAACCGCTGTAGGACGTCTGCCGCCATTCCCCATCAAGTGCGAGCGCATCTGGGTGCGGACCGTTTATGAATGCCTGGCCGATCGGCTCGGAGTCTGGGAATGTGCCGCCGCCGCAATCGGCATTGGCGATCACGATGACGTCCCGGACGATGCCGTACTCGTCGACCTGCGCGAAATGAGCCATTTAAACCGCCACCCTCACTATTACTAGACCGCCGCCGCCATTGCCACCGACGAGCGATGTAGATGCAGCACCCCCGCCACCGCCGCCGGTATTTGCTGTCCCGGCCGTTCCGGCTCCAGAAGCCACACCGTTACCGCCGCCCCCACTACCGCCAGCGCCTCCCGTAACAGTTCCGCCGCCACCTCCGCCGCCGCCAGCCGTGAACGTTCCGGCAACGTAGGCGCCGGTTGGTGTTGTTCCTGCGATTGTCGTGCCAGTTCCTGCACCGCCAGCCCCGCCCGTAGTACCGGACCCGACCGCTCCGACTGCGCTACCGCCGCCACCGCCGCCGCCCGCCGTCGAGGCTGAACCTGTCCCGCCGTTCCTGCCTATAGTCGTGCCAGCGTCACCACTGCCGCCTGTGCCAGAGGTTTTCTGGCCGCCTCCGCCGCTGGCACCATTCTTTCCGTTATCCCCGTTCAATGCACTGGTGCCGCCGCCTGCGCCACCGCCGGGGGCGAAATACGAGTCGAGTCTTGATGGGAGGCCATTGTTTGGCGTATTTCCCGATGCCGAACCGCCAGCGCCGATCGTCACGGTCAGGGAGCCCGCTGGCAGATAGGCATTGGTGATTGCGACGACACCGCCGCCACCGCCACCGCCGCCCGCGTTGTAGCCGCCCGCACCCCCGCCGCCAACGATGTAGACATCTGCGAAACCAGCCGTTGAAATATTGATGGTGCCGCTCGTCGTGAAGGTCAGGTATTTGTAGCCGGTGTAGGAGCCGGTCGCCGTGTCCGAGAAATTGGCAGCGCCGACTCCGCTAGAAAAAGGGAGGAACGACCAGGTGTTCGTCGCTGTCTTGATGCACGTCCCGCCCGCGTTCTGCGCAAGCGTGAGTGTCGCCCCGTTGACCGTGACGCCTGCGCCTGCCGTGACCGTCACGACACCGGCCCCGAGGTTGATGAGGACGATCTTCGTTCCCGTCGCGAACGCGACCGACGAGTTCGGCGGGATGGTCGACGTGGTCGCGGATGCGTTGGAGTAGGTCACCCCGCCGCCGTTGTCCGCGAGGACCAGTGTGTCGGAGGTCGAGGTGACCGTCCGCAGCGTGAGCGCGTTGAATGCGGTGTTCAGGTTCGCGGCCGTGAGGACCGCGCCTGCCGTGAAAGCAACCATGCCTCTCCTTCCTAGAATCCCAATATATCGTCGTCGAGGACGCCGAAGGTAGCGTCATCGAGGATGAACGCCGCGAGCGCTTCCGACAGGGTGAACGTCACGTCATGCCGATCCGGCAACGCCTGGTGCGAGATCTTGTCGATGGACACGATCTGGCTGATCGCGGACCCGATGCTCGATGGCGTGAATCCGACGGTGACGACGTCGCCGAGTTCAAGATCGAGGACGCTCGCCTTCTGGCCGGCCGTGATCCCGTCGAGGGACACGGTGAGGGTGTCGACCCTGTACTGGGGCTGCGCGTAGAGGCCGACGAGCCATGATGCCATCGCGGACGCCTCAACCGAACTCGACATGATCGTCGCGTAGTTGACGTCCATGACGCCGTACGCCGCCTGGGCGGCGGTGTCCTCGGCGAGTGCCGTGCCAGCGACGGTCCCGCCGGCCGTGTACGTCACCGACACGGTGTTCTTCATTTCCTCAGTTCCCCACACCACGGATATGTCGCGGTATGGGATACCGGTCGGCCCGAACGTGATCCCCGTCGTGAATGCCTGCAACTGCGCCCGGTCCCGGAACGTGAGTGCTCCTTGCCGGCCGATGAAGAGCGCACCGAACTCGCTCGTCTCCACCAGCTGCAAGTAGGAGAGGACGTTGGTGGTCGCCGACACGACGTCCGCGTCGAGGGTGGACTGGCCCGGCCCGATGTCGCGCTTCACGCTCGACCAGCCCGCAGCGTCAAGGACAGCCGTCACGCGAGGCCCGGACAACTGCGCGACCTGAGTCCCGGCCGTCATCGTCTGCTGGGCGAGGATCGTGAACCCGTCCGACGCCGACACCGAAGCGACGGCGTCGAACCCGGAGGACGGGTAGGCGAAGTTCCAGTCCTCAACGAACCCGGAGAACAACTCCTCGCCATCGTTGTCGATGACGATCTGCTTCCTCGGGAGGATCTGCGTGTAATACGGTCCAGCCGCGTAGGTAGGGTCGAAGATGCGCGTCCGGTTGTCGAGGGTGATGTTGCACTGCCCGGCGGTGAACTTCTCCAGCGTCCGCGAACGGCCCCTGTCGACCTGCACGCTCCGCAGGTACTGCGTGACGTCGATGAGGGCATCGCCGCCGAGGACATACTGAGTGTTGTCGAGCACGCCCTTATCGGTGTCGTCGAGGGTGAAGAAGTTGACGCCCGTCGTGTAGGACAGGTCGAAGGCGATCTGGGCGCGTAACGTCATGCGGCCCGGAAGACCGGCCCGTTGGCCTGCTCGAACTTCTTCACGTACTCGACGATCGACTGCCCGATCGCCCGAGGATCACCGACACCCGCCTGCACCGTGATCTGGTACGTGTTCCCGCCCATCGCGTTGTTCGGGACGACGCTGCCGTTGCTCCCCGGCACGAACAACTCCGGTCCACGCTCCCCGACGACGATCGGCTGGCCGCCCATGACCGACCCGCCGTTCGCGAAGCCGGCAATATCGGATGGGAGGAATCCGCCACCAGGCGACGATGCCGTAGCGCCCGTCGTTCCCGGCGCGACAGTGATCGGAACGAACGACGCAGCCGCGAACGCTTCCGCACGACGCCGAGCGGCGACCGCCCGGCCGTCCGCGAGACCGTCGCGGATAGCCTGCGCGATCTCCTGCGAGATGGCGGCAGCGATCGGCAAGCCAATGTTCTTCCCCAGCCGGTCGAGCATCTTCTGCTGAGCGGCGACCTCGGTGCTCAGCCCGTTGAGCAGTGCTACCGCATCCGTGATGCCCTGCGCGAAGAAATTGTCCGCCATCGCCGTGCCCGCCTCGCCCGCGAACACGTCGAACGCAGCGAGCTGCGCCGTCAACTCGGGAACGACACCATCATTGACGAGAGTGTTCGCGAGGTACTCGCCCGCTCCCGGCCCCTGAGTCGCAGCGACCTGAAGAATCTGATCGATGAGTGCCTGCGATCCGCCAGCGCCTGCAACATTCCTCAGCGAATCCGCGAACTGCTGCGCCGCGACGATCTGCGCCCGGAAGTTCGCGATCGTCGTCGACACGACCGACTCTCCCGCTGCGAGCGTCCCTTCCTGGCTGGCCTTCTGCGCTGCGCTGAACGCCGTCGACAGGTCGACGGTCCCCTTGATCGCGCCGGTGATCGACGCCGCATAATCGTCAGACGCCTTCGTGAGGGATTCGAGGTCTTTCGTTGCCTGCGCGAGCGCGACCTGGCTGCCGGCCATCGTCAACGCGAGGCTCTTCTGCTTATCCGTGAGGACCACTACCTTCGCCGCTGCGCTCGCTGCACTTCCGCCGAGACTTGCCCCAGTTCCGTCGTCCGTTGCCTTCGCCGTAGCCCCCATCGCGTTGCCAAGCGCGAGAGCCGCCCCGACCGTGCCGGACATCTGCGACGACAGTGATCCTTGCGCAGTGCCGGCCGCCAGTGCCGCCGACACCGTCGCAGAGGTAGCAGTCTTCAGCCCAGTCTCAGCGGCGAACGCCTTCGTATACGCCTCAGTCCGCGCATCCATCGATTTCTTCAGCGCCGCATTCGCCGCCTCCATCGTCGCAGCAGCCCCGGCGAAGTCGCCAGTCATCGCCTGCCCCGCAGCCTTCAACGATGCGATGAGGAGCAGCACCTGGTCACGGATGACGGCTAGGTCGTTGAGAAACCCCTTCGCGAACTCGAACGCCTGCGGAGTGTTCGAGGCTAGGTTGCCGAGCGCCGTGCCGAGATCCTCAATCGCAGGAGTCAGATCGTTCAAGGTTTGACTGAGCGCGTCGCCAGCGTCAGTGCCTTCGCTGAAATTGGATACGACACCCTCAATGAACGCTTTTCCGAAACTCTCCTGAAGTTCCCCGAATGCGACGCTAACGCGGTCGATCTGGCCTTGGAAGGTTCCAGCCTTCACGGCTGCCTGCCCGCCGAACGTGTCCGCGAGCTGCTTCGTGATCAGGTCCATGTCGCCGGTCTTGAGCGTCGCCTTGTCGAGGCCCGCCCCGAGCCGTGACAGTCCGCCCGTATTTCCGTCAAATGCCTTGCCCAAGGCCTGGACTACGGATTCCAGCGAACGGCCCGTTCCACCGCTGACGTCGAGACTCAAGGCGAGGAGCTTGTTCGCCTCGTCGACGCTCCCGACACTGCGCACGAGCCGATCGAACGCCGGACGAAGGAGGTCGTCGGCGACACCCGTTTGCCGCTGCAATGCGTCGATGTTCGCTTCGACCGCGCTCGTCGCCTGCGCAAGTCCGAGGTTCTCCATCGTCTTCGCCAGCCGGGCCGCTGCCGCCTCATCGTCGAGGAACGCCTTCACGCCATCGACACCGAATGTGACCGCCATCTGCGCGCCGGCTTGGACCGCCTGAATCGCAGCGGTCCCGACTGCGGCACCCATGCCGGCAGCGAAGCCCGCCATCTTCGTGAATGCCGCGCCAGTCATCCCCGACTGGTTGCCGAGGAGGTCGAGGTCGCGTTGCGCCCGCTTTATATCCCGGTCGTTGTAATCCCCCTGGATGACAATGTCGATTGCCATCAGCGTCGCCCTCCAAGGATTCTGTCCGCCGCACGTTCCGCGTCACGGATCACTTCCGCGACCTTCTCCTTCGCCCGAGCGACGACAGCATTATTCTTTGCTGCCTCATGCAACCCGCGTGCATACTTCCGGCCCGCCTTGTTG